TCTGGCAATATATCCCCGATGAAGTCCGAGCCGATGCTAGATAGTCCTTTTAAGATCCGACCAAACACAACTCAATGACAGAATCACCCAAGCGTAAAGCGCCGCTACGAGGGGCAACAGAAGCGCGCATCCACAGCCCTCTTTTGAAGGGCAAATCTCGCGCTAATGAGATTTTTGAAATGGTTGATCGCTTAAAAATGGATAGGTTGATGCCTTACCAAAAATGGGTGCTTCAGGACATGATGAGCGTGGATAAGAAAGGTTTATACAGGCGTAAGACCCTATTGCTATTAATTTCGAGACAGAATGGCAAAAGTTTTCTAGGACGCATCCGAGTCATCTGGGGCATGTTCTATGGAGGCGAAAAGAAGTTAATTATTATGTCTGCCAATAGAGCAACCTCTCTCATGCTCTTTAGAGAAATTGCTTGGACGATAGAAAGCACTCCAGAGTTAAAAGCGATGACTAAGGCTATTCGCTACGCTAACGGCGGCGAAAGAATTGAACTGCTTAACGGAGCAACTCTCGATGTCATCTCCGATAACTCATCCTCGCCCAGAGGCCGCACAGCAGACTTTCTCTGGATCGATGAAATCCGAGAGATCTCAGAAGAAGGATTTAAGGCAGCAGTTCCAGTAACTAGGGCTCGCGCTAACGCCCAGACATTTTTGACATCAAATGCCGGAGACCATTTCAGTAGCGTACTGAATAATCTTGTCGAGCGCGCCAAGGACTATCCACCTGAGACTTATGGCTACTATGAATATTCTGCTCCACAATATTGCAAGATAGATATAACTCTAGATTCCTTTTGGCGTGATGCTGTAGCACCAAGTAACCCTGCTTTGTCTTACACGATCACTAAAGAGTCGAGTGAGGAAGCGATTGCGACTAATCCAATTGAGCAGACAAGAACCGAGACGCTTTGTCAGTGGATCGATAGCCTTCAGAGTCCTTGGCCTCATGGAGTGCTTGAAGATACCTCAGATAGCACTTTGGAGTTGTCAGTCGGTGCTTATACAGTTTTTGCCTTTGATACTAGTCCGTCAAAAAGAAACGGCAGTTTAGTTGCAGGCCAATTATTGCCTGACGGTCGAATTGGTGTTGGAATACTAGAAACCTATAGTTCAATGGTTGCAATTGATGAACTGGCTATGGCGGCGAGTATAAAGGCTTGGTGTGACATATATAAGCCTCGATTGGTCTGTTATGACAAATATGCCACACAGACCATGGCCGACAGGTTATCTAGGTCAGGAGTGGTAACGCAGGATGTTTCAGGCCAGCAGTTCTATAAAGCCTGTGGTGATTTGTTAGAAGGTTTAGTCAATCATCGCATAGTTCATAATGGTCAAGAAGAGTTTATCCAACAGATGAACAATTGCGCCGCTAAAGTCAATGACTCAGCGTGGCGTATCGTAAAAAGGAAAAGCGCTGGCGATATTAGCGCGCCGATTGGAATCGCAATGGCAGTTAGCCAGTTAATGATTCCTCAACCTAAGCCACAGATATACACTTAGACACGCCCTAGCATATTGTCTAATTACTTGACAAATGCTATAATTTCTGACTATGGGTCTATTTCGCAAAACTGAGGCAACACCAAAAAACGATAAGCCTTCCATAATTGCGCAGTACGCACCCCAAGTCCTTAGCACTCCAGTCTTAACATCGCTAGTACCTGCTCAGTCAATTACTAGAGAATTGGCACTTGAAATCCCAGCAGTCGTTCGCGCTAGAGATTTAATCTGCAATACCATCGCTGCGATGCCACTGGAGTTATACCGTAAATCTACAGGTGAAGAATTAGGCAAGCCAGTCTGGATGGATCAACCATCATTTAATCAGCCTCGTTCTGTAACTATTGCTTACACAGTTGATTCGTTAATGTTTTATGGTTTTGCGCTGTGGATTGTAAAAGAGCGTTATCAGGAAGATGGCCGACCTTCAAGATACGAGTGGATTCCTAATCAGCGCATTACTCCGTTCTACGGAGATTCAGAAGGTCATTACATTGAAGGTTATTATGTAGATCAATACTTCTACTCTAATGATGATGTAGTTACATTTCAGTCTTTAAGCGATGGCATACTTACAAAAGGTGCAAGAGTTCTGCGTGGCGCGCTTGACTTAGAGATTGCTTCTACTTTAGCAACTTCTACACCAATGCCTTCAGGTATTTTGAAAAATACCGGTGCGGATCTAGATCCTAAAGAAGTTCAAGGCTTATTAGCATCATGGAAGCAAGCAAGAGCCAATAGATCTACTGCTTACCTAACTTCTACTTTAGAATATCAAGCAACTGCCTTCTCACCTAAAGACATGATGTATCAAGATGCAAAAGAAAACTATGCAACTCAAATTTCACGCCTGTTTAACATTGATGCGTTTTACCTTAGCGCAGATGCTAATTCAAGCATGACATACACAAACTTGTTAGATTCTCGTAAGCAGTTTGTTTCTTTAACATTGCAGCCTTACATTACTGCTGTAGAAGATCGTCTAAGTATGAACGATGTAACTGCTAACGGTAACGAAGTGCGATTTGATTTAGATGATTCATTCTTGCGCGCTAACCCAATGGATGACTTGCTAGTCATCGAGAAACTACTTTCACTTGGTCTAATCAATGTAGAACAAGCGATGGAAATGACAGATCTAACACCTAACGGAAGCAATGGTATGTAATGGAAAACCAGATCCTTACCTTCTCGGCTGAACTTACAGCCAATGTTGAAGAGCGCACTATCTCTGGAAAGATTGTTCCAGTTGGTACAGGCGAGATTGGTTCAACTTCAGCAGGACGAGTGGTATTTGAAAATGGAAGTATTGAACTTCCAGCAGATCCTAAGAAGATCAAGTTGCTTAATCAGCACAACAACAAAGATCCTCGCGGTCGCGCTTCTTTCTTCAATGAAGTTGCTAACGATGGTGTCTATGCAAGTTTTGCTGTATCAAAAAGCGAAAAGGGAACACAAAGTTTAATTATGGCTGAAGAAGGTTTAGTTTCAGGCCTTTCAGTCGGTGTAGAAGTAATTAAGTCAAAGATGAAGAGCGGCGTTATGCATGTTTCTGCTGCTCGTCTTATTGAAGTTTCATTAGTAACAGAGCCAGCATTTAAGTCTGCTCAGGTTATTGATGTCGCAGCCGAGGAAACTCCAGAGGCTGTAGAAGAAATCCAACCAACAGAAAGCGAGCAAACTGTGGAGCAAACTCCAGAGACAGTTGCAGCACCAGTAGAAGCAGCGGCTGTAGAAGCGGCTCGCCCAACTGTGGCAGTAACAAATGTGCGTGAGCGCATTGCACCAATCACATCTGCACAATATCTAGGCGCATCAATCAAGGCTGCAATGGGTGATAATGATTCACGCCGCATTGTCGAGGCTGCGGATGATTCGACTTCTACAAATACGGGTTTGACGCTCCCAGCGCACCTAACAAACTTCATCACAACAACATTCTCAGGTCGCCCTGCATTTGATGCAGTAACACGCGCTGGAACTGTTCCACAACTATCATTTACAATTCCTAAGATGGGAACAGCACCAACTACAGCAGTAACTGCTGAAGGTGCAGGACCATCTGAAACAGGAATGACTTCAACTTATGACACAATCACAGCAAGCAAGTACTCATCAATCAACCGCGTGTCATTCGAGTTGCTTGATTTTTCAAATCCTGCGTTTGAGACATTGCTTCTAAATGAAATGCGTAAGGGTTACGAAAAGGCAACAGATGCTGCACTAATCTCAGCCTTTACAACTTCAGGCGTACAGGCAACAGGTGTTGCTGCAACAGCAGCAGGCTTGCAGTCATTCATTGCAACTGAATCAGCAGCAGCATACAAGGGTACAGGCGGAGATTACGCTCGCAAACTAGTTGCATCAACTGATCAGTGGGCAGCCATCCAAGGTTACGCAGATACAACAGGACGCGCACTATATAACGCACAGTCTGCAACATACAACGCTTCAGGAAATGCAACAGGTTCATCTACTGTTGGAAACATCCTTGGCACTGATCTAATCGTAGATCACAACATCACAACTTCAGGAATCATTGATGAGTCAGCGTTCTTGGTTGCTCCAGAATCAGTTTATGTCTGGGAATCACCAACTACAAACCTTCGTGTCAATGTTTTGACTACAGGTGAAGTTGAGATCAACATGTACGCATATCTTGCAATTTATGTTAGCAAGGCCGGAGCAGGCGTACGCCGCTTCAATTACACAGCACCGTAAGCAATAACCTAAGTCGCTCTGGGGAGTAGTAGCCCTCTACTCCCCAGAGTCTTTAGAAAGGAAATCGTCATGGCACTTACGACAGTTGCAACTTTAAGAAGCACTCTTGGAGTTGGAACATTGTATCCAGACGCGACCCTTCAATCAGTTTGTGATGCTACAGATGCAGTCCTTCTTCCCATGCTATGGACTCCTCAGTGGTTTGCTGTAGCACACAGCAACAATGTTGGTGAAGGTACTCTTTACTTTGACATTCCAGTTACAGACATTTTTTATGTTGGTCAAGTAGTAACTATTTCTAATTCAGGTACTAAATACAATGGATCTAAAACTATTCAATCTGTTGGTGAGTATTCAATTAATGTAACTACAACTCATACAGTTGTACAGCCTAAGCACCCCATTGAACCTTTTGGCACAGTAAAAGCAGAAACTTACACAGACTGGACTCTTGACGAGGCTGTAAAAAACGCTGCCTTAATGGTAAGTGTCGAGATTTGGCAAGCAAGGACTGCCACCCTTTCTGGCTCCAATGCTGTCGATTTCCAGCCATCCCCTTATAGAATGTCAGCACAATTACTGGCAAAAATAAGGGGCATGATTGCCCATGCGCTCAGCCCTAACAGCATGATCGGGTAGCAGATGCCGACACCTGCAATAACTACACTGCGAACTACTTTAGCCACTGCGCTAATAGATAATTCTCGATACTCAACTTTTGCTTTTCCTCCCTCAGTAGTTTTGGCTAACAGCCTAATAATTTCTCCGGATGATCCATATTTAACACCTAATAACAATAGTCAGATTACAGTCGCACCAATGGCTAACCTGAAAATTATTTTAGTAGTTGCTTTGTTTGATAATGAAGGCAACCTTAATGGCATAGAAGATTTTGTTGTATCAGTGTTTAACAAACTATATAACAGTGGTCTGGTCTATAATGTAAGCGCGGTAAGCGCACCAAGTATTCTCAACGCTGCGTCAGGTGACTTGCTCAGTTGCGAGATGTCCGTAAGTATCTTAACGAGATGGGAATAACCATGACCGATATGGCACAATGGGAAAAAGAGAATGAAGCCTTCCTGATCAAAATCGGTCAGGTAAAGCCAGCAGCACCTAAGCCAGTAACTAAGAAAGAAGAGGAATAATCCGATGGCAGTTTATTTAGCAAATACTGGGATTCTAACTGTTAATGCGGTAGATCTCTCAACACTGGTTACATCCGTAACTATCAACCGAGCATTTGACGAACTTGAGACAACGGCTCTTGGTGACTCAGGTCATCGTTTTGTAAAAGGTCTTGAGGCTTCAAGCATTACTATCGAGTTTTTGAATGATGCAGATTCTGCAAAAACACTTCAGACACTTAACACTAACTGGGGTTCAAATGTAGTTGTAACATTCAAGCAGACATCTGCTGTAGTAGGGCCAACCAACCCTCTCTACACCATGACCTGCTTGGTGAACAACATCACTCCTGTTAATGGAGATGTCGCAAGCCTAAGTTCCCAGTCTGTGACTTGGAATGTGTCAGGCACTATTGCAATTACAACAGCGTAAAAACTAACTAAGGGGCACACAATGGCTAAACTAAAGATCGTTCGTACAGATGGAAGTATTGTTGAAGGAGAAATCACCCCTGCGGTGGAATATTTTTTCGAACAACAAACTAAAATGGGTTTTCATAAGGCGTTCAGAACTGAAGAATTGCAGAGCCATGTGTACCTTTTGGCTTGGGAAATTATTCGCAGGTCAGGTGAAACCGTTAAACCTTATGGGATGGAGTTTATCGAGACATTGAAAAATGTCGAAGTATTAGATTCCGACCCTTTAGCCTAAAGCGCGATCTTCCATTCACCTACCTTATTGCTCGTTTGAGCATTAGGTTGGGGATTGCGCCACAGCAGTTATTAGATCTAGATAAGACCATGCTAGATGCTCTAGTTCAAGGTCTCAAAGATGAAGCGAAGGAGGTTAGCGATGCAAATCGAACTAAGAGGAAACGCTGACCTTCGCAAGGCTTTACGCCGCTTCGCTCCTGATCTAGACAAATCCTTAAAAGCAGAAATGCGTAGAGGTCTTTCACCTGTAGTCAGAAAGGCTAAGGGTTATGTACCTTCTGATTCTCCTCTTAGTGGCTGGGCTGGCAGATCTTTTAGCGAAGGTAGATTTCCGATCTTTAATTCTGCAAGCATAAAGTCTAAGATTGGCTTTACTACATCTGTTTCTAAGCCTAACAAAAATGGCTTCACTTCTAACGCTTCTTTGTATAACAATTCCAGAGCAGGTGCTATTTACGAGTCTGCTGGTCGTAATGGCCCACAGGGGCAACCTTGGGTCGGCCCTAAAGGCCCAGCAGGTAATAGATATTCACACTCTCTCAACCCTAAAGCAGGCGAGCAATTCATTGGTGCAATGCCACCATTGCAAGGCAGCCTAAAGGGTCGCGGTCGTTTAATCTTTCGCGCATGGTTTTCTGACAAGGGCGTTGCAGAAGGTATTGTCAATAAGGCTATTTCTACAGCAGAAAGAGAACTTATTAGGCGGTCAAATACCAGAACATTAGGAGTAGCCGCATGAGTACATTCTTTGAACAAATCTTTATTGGTTCTAAGTTTGATGCTAAAGGATTTAAGCAGGCAGAAACTGCACTTGGTAAATTAAACGGCACTGCCAAGAAACTTGCTGGAACTTTTGGTCTAGCCTTCGGTGCAGCCGCTATTACTTCTTATGGCAAGGCTGCTGTTAAAGCGTTCGCAGCAGATGAAGCAGCAGCGCTTAGACTTAACAGAGCAGTGGAAAACCTAGGCATTGGTTTTGCTAATCCTGCAATTGCAGACTACATTGCAAAGTTAGAAAGATCCTCAGCGGTTGCAGATGACATCCTTCGCCCAGCGTTTCAGGGGCTATTGACCACCACAGGCTCATTGACTCAATCTCAGAAACTTCTAAGCGATGCAATAACAATTAGCCGCGCTTCTGGCATCGATCTTGCCACAGTTACAGAAGATTTAGGCCGAGGCTATATTGGTGTAACTAAGGGTCTTACTAAATACAATACAGGTTTAAGCAAGGCTGAACTTCAGTCAATGTCTTTCAATGACATCTTGGGAACATTGCTAAAGCGTTCTGCAGGAGCAGCCGAGGATTATCTAGACACTACAGCCTATAAGATGGATGTTCTAGGTCTGGCAACAGGCAACGCTTCAGAAATCATTGGACAAGGTTTTGTCGATGCTCTGGCTCGCGCTGCCGGAGGCACAGAAGCCACAGATGCGCAGATCTTCTTAGAAACAATGGCTGGCTTATTTAACAAAGTAACTCTTGCAGCAGGTACTAGCGTAGGAGCAATTCCTACCCTTGCTCAGAACCTTAAAAAACTTGGTAAAGACATCTTTATGGGCTTCGCAGGCAAGCAAGTAGGTGTCAATCTAGCGGTTCCAGCAAAAGAAAAAGAACTGGAACTAACTCTTAGTCAGAAGAAGCAAGAAGAACTACTTGCTAAGTTTGAAAAAGATTCAATTCGCAGAGAAAAAGAAAGACTTGCTCTAAAGAATAAGCAATTAGCCACAGACAAGGCTAAGGCAATTATTGCAAAAGGTGAGGCTGCTCTTCTTAAAGGCAACGAAGTCTTTGACATGGATAAGATCCAGATTGCCGCTGCGCTTACTAATCAGGCTGAACAATTGGGCAAGGCAACTAGCAGCACAGCAATTCTTCAGATTGCTAATGATACTGCTCGTCTCAATGTGAAGAAGTCAATCCTTGCCCTAGAAGATGCTATTGCTTCAAAGGATGAAGCAGCCATTATTGCCGCTACTAATAAACTTAACGCAGACTTAAAGTCACTTTCTGCCCTGACTGGTCAGAGTGTAAAACTTACAGATATTAAGTCAATTCTTGACACGCTAAAGCCTGTTGATCTGATCAGTGAAAAGAATCTAAATTATGCTTTGGCTAAGATACGAGAGATGCTTGATTTGTTGGCAGCGGCTACTGGACAAAGCACAGCAGGAATACCTAAGAGCGGTTCTTTAGGTTCTGGAATCGCAGCAGGAGATTACATCGAGCCTATTTCTAAATCTGTTGCTGCTCAGGCTTCTATCGATTCAATCCTAGAATATGCAGACGCGGCTTCAGCCAGAGCCAATGCTTTTGCAGATTTGCTAGACATGCAAAACTATGCAGACTTCTTGTCTCTAATTGATTATCAAAAGTCAGTTGGAGATCTAGGGGGCTATAGCGCTAACATGAACTCAGGTGCAGGCTACGGCTCAGGTAACACAATTATCGTAAATACTGGAGTAGGCGATCCTAATGCGATTGCTGAGGCTATTGATCAAGTCCTTGTCAATGCGCAACAGCGTGGAACTCTTAGAGGTTACTCAGCAGTATGACATGGCTTCCAGAGTGGCGAATTACAGTAGGTGATGATGTCTATACGACTGTCACCTCTGTTTCTTTTGCCTCTGGTCGCTTAGACATTGATCGCCAAGCAACGGCAGGTTACTGCCAAGTAGAAATTATCAACACTACTGGGGCAGATTTCACCATCAATGTTACAGAACCAATTACTCTAGAATTAAAGAATGGTAGTGGCACTTATGTCACTGTATTTGGTGGAGAAGTATCAGACTTTAATATTGGGGTTAGAAGTCCTGAAGAGTCTGGTTACATCACCACTGGCACAATTCTTGGCATTGGCTCACTCGCTAAACTGACAAAGGTCGTCTATAATACTGCCCTTGCAGAAGGGTTGGATGGCGCACAGATTGCAGCCATTCTAGGTTCAGCGCTTAACCTTACTTGGGCTGAAGTTACACCTACGACAACTTGGGCAACCTATCCAGCAACAGTGACATGGGCAGAAGCCGAGACATCGATCGGAACTATTGACTCAGGCTTCTACACGATGATTGCAGTTGCTGCTTCTGCCACTGCCAAGTCTCAGACGCTGGCTGATCAGATTGCAACTAGCGCGCTGGGAACGGTTTTCGAGGAAAAAGATGGAGATGTCTCATATGACGATGCAGACCACAGATCTAACTATCTTGCAGCAAATGGCTTTACTAACCTCGATGGCGCGTATGCAACACCTTCCTCTATCAAATCAACAACTCAGATTGCTCGTATCCGTAACAGCCTTATCTATCGCTACTCCACAGCCTACGGATCAACCTACAGCACCTCTGACGCAGACTCTATAGCCTCTTACGGCCTTTTTGAGCGTTCAACTGACTCTAACATTAAGAACCTTGGTGATATTACTGATATTGCCACACGCGAGTTAAACCTTCGCAAGAACCCTCGCGGATCACTGGGAGCGATTACCTTTAGACTTGACAATCCGGACATTCCAACAGAGATGCTTAACAGCCTTATTGGGGTGTTCTTCGGACAGCCTGTTCTAATAACTAATCTCCCAAGCAACTTATTTGGTGGATCATTCGATGGCTTTGTCGAGAATGTAGCACTCCGCGCTACCCCTAGTTTTGTGGAGATTACTCTCTACATCTCAGCAACAGACTTCTCACTATCAACAACCCAATGGGAAACAGTATTGCCTGCCTCACTACTCTGGACAGGCGTAAATGCTACACTTACTTGGACTAACGCGACTGGAGCACTAACCTAATGGCAACTACTACACCCAATTTCGGCTGGAGCGTTCCAACATCCAGCGACTTAGTAAAGAATGGCGCAACAGCCATCGAGACACTAGGTGACTCTATTGATGCATCGCTTGTCGATCTTAAAGGTGGCACTACTGGTCAGGTCTTGGCTAAGGCAACTAACACAGACATGGACTTTACATGGACTACACCTTCTGCTGGATCATCTGGTTCATCGAATGTCGCAGGTAAAAATGGTGTAATTAACTCTAACTTTTCTATCTGGCAGCGTGGTACTTCTGTTGCACAAACTGGATCGGCTACTTACACAGCAGACCGATGGTGCGCACTAAGAGCAGGTGGCACAACTGGCACAACGATAAGCCGTCAAGTAACTAACGACACAACTAACTTACCTTTCATTCAGTATGCGGCTCGCGTTCAGCGAGACTTAGCAAACACTGGAACAAGCAAGATCTTTTTTGCTAATAACTTTGAGACAGTTAATACAATTCCTTTTGTAGGCAAGACTGTAACTTTCTCTTTCTATGCTCGAAAAGGTGCTAACTATACTTCTGCAAGCGATGCGCTAGAAGCAAAAGTAATTTATGGCACAGGCACAGATCAGAATAATCTAGTGGCTTATACGGGCGAGGCAGATGTAATTAACCAGACTGCTACATTGACAACCACATGGCAGCGATTTAGTTATAGCGCAACAGTTTCTACTTCAGCAACAGAATTGGCAGTGCGCTTTGCTTATACTCCAGTAGGCACAGCACTTGCTAACGACTACTTTGAGGTAACTGGAGTCCAACTTGAAATTGCTGCTAGTGTCTCTGCCTATTCTCCTAATGCAGCAACATTTCAAGAAGAATTAGCCGCTTGCCAGCGTTATTACATTCGAAACACTACTGGCGGAAATGGAGGAGCACAATTTTCACAAGGAAATTCGGCTTCGACTACGCTTGTTTTGTATCCAATACCTTTACCGGTGACTATGCGAATAAACCCTAATTCTATTGACTACAATGGAACAACAGTTTATGACATTGGAACTGGTGCTTCAACTGCAATTTCTGCTTTAACTATAAATCAAGCAACTCCGCAATTTGTTCTTTTATTAGCAACAGTTGCATCTGGGCTAACACAATACAGACCATACAACTTGTATGCGAACACATCAGCAGCGGCATACATCGGATTAAGTGCGGAGTTATAAAAATGGATAAAACAACTTTTATTGAAGTGCAGAACCTAGACGGCACAGTTACAGAACACGCCTTAATTGCACACGCCGACGGGTCATTTACCTCAATGTTAAAAACAACTTATGATGAACAAGTAAAGGCGAATGAAGCCAAGACTCTCTAAGGCTGCATCACAGTTAAGGGAACAGGTCGATGACTCATTCCCAGATCGTGACCGCACATCGGATGGTTGGATCGGTGATACCCGACACGCTGCTCGCAAGTCTGATCATAATCCAGATGAGCAAGGTTGGGTTCGTGCCATTGACATCGATCGTGACTTATTCAAAGGATCAAAGCCAGACATTATGGGCGATCTTGCAAATCAACTTCGTGCCATATCAAAGTCAAGAGCAGACAACCGTATTGCTTACATCATATTCGATGGACGGATTTGCTCCAAGATCTTCAACTGGAAGTGGCGCAAATACACAGGGGCTAACAAACATATTAAGCACTGCCATGTCTCGTTTAAGAAAACGGCTGACAATGATGGTGCTTTTTTTCAAGTATCTATGTTAGGCGGAGAATAATGAAAGAACTAAAGACAGCAGCAGGATCTTGGGCGAGAGCATTTCTAGTAGCAGTCATTTCCATGGCAGCCGCTGGGGTTTCAGATCCCAAGGCACTTATTGCAGCAGGTCTGGCCTCTGTATTGCCTCCGGTACTGCGTTACCTAAACGCTAACGACACAGCACTAGGCATTAAAAAGTAATGGACGCCCTTAACTGGGCGGCTCTTGCAGTTGCAGTGATCTCAATCGTTACTGGCTTCGCAGGTTCTATTCGCTGGCTAGTAAAGCATTACCTTGCTGAACTAAAGCCTAATGGCGGAAGTTCAATGAATGACAGATTGAATCGACTTGAAGGGCGTGTCGAAACAATAATTACCTTACTAGACAGGTGACAATTATCTCATGGCAAGAAAAGCGACTAAGAATCTAGTTGAGCAAGATTACTCAGCACTCGATGCTTACTGCATCGGCATGTATGAGTTCGCTCAGAGTCTAAAGCGAGCCGGCTTTGATGAGGAAACAGTTCTAGGAATTATCGTAGAGCGTTCTGCTTATCCTGCATGGATCTTGCCTGATCCGATTGAGCCTGAGCGCTTCGGTGATTACGAAGATGAGGATGATGACTAGCACACAGAAGAAACGCTATTTAGTAATTAGCGATCTTCAGATTCCTTTTCATCATGAGCAAGCGGTCAAGAATCTAATTAAGTTAGTCAAGCGTGAGAAGTTTGATCTAGTATTAAACACCGGTGATGAACTGGACATGCAATCGCAGTCAAAGTGGGCTAAAGGTACTCACCTAGAATATGAGGGTCAGTTAGATGCAGACAGAACTCTGGCTCAAAACATCCTCTGGGATCTCGGAACGACTGACATCACTAGATCCAACCACACCGATCGTCTTTACCACACTCTCGTTAGAGGCGCTCCTAGCCTCATCGGACTTCCAGAACTCGACTACTCCAACTTTATGGGCTTCTCTAGCATGGGGATTCGTTTCCACAAAAAACCCTTTGAGTTCCACAGAGGCTGGGTATTAGTTCATGGTGATGAAGGATCGATGAACACCAATGCTGGACTTACAGCCCTAGGCTTAGCGCGTAAGTTTGGTAAGTCCGTAGTCTGTGGACACACGCACAGAGCAGGCATTAGTGCCTTCACAGAGGGCATAGGAGCCTCATACAGGACTTTGTGGGGCTTAGAGGCTGGGAATGTCATGGACAAGAAGAAAGCGTCTTATCTCAAGGCTGGAAGCGCTAATTGGCAGATGAGCGTAGCAGTGATTGAAACTTATGGAGATCGAGTTAGCCCAATGCTTTTACCCATCAATAAGGATGGATCTTTCACCCTTTACGGAAAGTTATACGCGTAAAAATCGTTATCGTTTCGTTACCTAAATGTGCTTGATAATGTCTCTAGCGCATGAGACTCTAATTCTGTAAGCGAACGAGGGCTTCTCTTACAGGAGGTAAAAATGCATATTACATATCAAGACTTTGATTTACTGACAGATAGCGCCATGGGCTGGAAAGGCAATGGCTGGGAAATACAGGCAGATCGTTTTACAGATCGAGTTTCTTTCAAATGGGCAGTATGTTATTGGGTTGAATCACCTGCTAGTCTTATTTTGGCAAGGACATTCTTACAAGACCATGATCATCCTTACGAGCAATCTTATGATCAAAGTATGGAATCATATATTTTGCTTACCAATTACGATGCACACAAATTGGCGGTGTCAGCATGATTGTTAATTCAATTACCATCATAGGCCTTATTGGCTTGTTTCTAGCAACTAACTTTATCTGGTATTGGCAAGGCTTTAAGGACGGCAGACGCGAAGGTTATGTTCGCGGTCGTGACCTAAGCCGCCAAGGGTTCTGGCAAGAATGAAATATCAGGAGATTTTACAGAGTGCCACTGACATTGTTCAAGATCGTGGTCTCAACGATTACGGTCATCCAGCGGATAACATGCAACACGCCGCAATGCTCATCTCAGCATATTTACAAATGCCAGTCACAGACTATCAAGTATGTGCCATTCTTGCCCTTGTTAAACTTGCAAGAGCAAGCACCGGAAACCCAGACAAAGCAGATAATTACATAGACGGAGCCGCATATATCGCTTTAATGGGCCAATTGGCAACTGAGGAGAATGAACTTTATGTTTAATTTATCGGAGTACACAACAGTTCGTGAGCGTTTAATTGAGTTCTGGAAAAGGTATCCAAATGGTCGTATTGAAACTGAAATTCTTGAATGGTCTGATCACCGTTTTATCGTTGCTGCACGCCTTTATCGAGAAACCACAGATGAAAAGCCATTCTCAACTGGTCTTGCAAATGAGGTTATTACGGACAGGGGTGTTAATAAAGATTTTGCTCTGGAAAACGGGGCTACTTCGGCTCTTGGTATCGCATGTGGTCATGCAAACATCGGCATCGACAAACACAAACCAAGCCGAGAAGAAATTAGTAAAGTAGTAGCACAAAAGCCTGTTAAGCCTACGGTTTCAGATGTGCAGGACTATTGGACTACTCCAGTCAATGAATACATGAAGGTAGTGGATGCTCCACAAACTCTGGAGAAAGCAATAGAGAATGTAGCGTCAATAATAGGCACATCCGAGGCAGCAGAAGTGCCTCAATGTAAGCATGGATCTATGGTCTGGAAAACTGGACACAGCACAAAGACTGGCAAGGATTGGGCAGCGTATCAATGTACAGCCCTTGGACACTCCGGCTTTGAAGGTAAATGTCCGGCAGTATGGTATGAACTTAACAGTGCAGGTAAATGGCAACCACAGAAGGCGAGAGTATAATGGGTCATGTAGGAATTAAGATCAATGGTGAATGGCTTGACCTCATGTCAGCCTTCATCGCCTGTCAATTATGTAATGAGCCAGTACAGATAAGAGATCTAGAGGATATATCTTCTGATTCTGTCAATGGCATAGTCACATGGCAATGCGCTAAGTGTAAGGCAGTCAATGGATAGCAAGGAGAATCTATTGCTTGCATTGATCTTATTCCTATTTATTGGTGGCGTGGCAATGGGCTACATGACAGGACTTAATCATTAGCCAAGCAAGAAAGCACAGAGGTTTTCGCACAGAACGCGTAGTCGCACAGTACCTATCGACTGTCTGGCAAGGCGCATGTGTGGGAAGGGGTAGTGGCAAGGATATTGTTAATGTACCGTTTGATGTTGAAGTTAAAGCCCGCGCTGGATTTCAACCGCTTGCATACATTAAACAGTTGAAGGCTCGGACATCCATTTCGGGGGAATTAGGATTCGGGGTTATTCGACTCAATGGTCAGGGTGAAGATGCGCGTGAGTATGCCGCGATCATTAGACTAGAGGATCTATTGCCACTACTCATATTAAAGTACGGTCACATAGACAAAGAACCTACAGAGGCAGACATAGACCGATGCTCTGGATGTGGGTCATACATGATCAGGAGATGCTTAACTTGCCAACCTACGACTACAAATGTGCCCGATGCAATCTTGGTCAAGAAGTCGAACATAGATGGAACAATCGACCAATGATCTTATGTGCCTATTGTAATGAACCAATGGTTAAGTTAATCAGTTCATCTGCCATTCACTTTAAGGGCAAGGGCTTTTATTCAACGGATAAATAATTATCCACAGAAGTTGTCCACAGGGTATAACAAAGGAGTTATTCCAATGCGAAACACCGCTCTGACCAGCACTTATGTAAATAGATTTGACAGTCATGATAACCTAAGTTCGCAGAACGCTTCAAGCGTTCAACTCGCGCCGCTGAAGCGGATAGCGCGAGGGGTGCTACTAGGTTTTGGGCTATCCCTATGCTTTATGCAAGCAGCAGGTTCTACAGATCTAAATGATATAAGCATGACACCTAAACAATATGCTTACTATTCATTGAATGATATTAAACAATATAAATGCATTGCTACCTTGTATGGTAAAGAGTCAGCATGGAATTACAAGGCATATAACAAATCATCTGGCACTGTAGGAATACCACAAGGTAAGAGTGTTTGGCTATTAACTGCCACACCAATACAGCAAGTAGAGTGGGGCTTACGCTATATTAAGGCAAGGCATGGCACACCATGCAGGGCGCTCGATCATTGGAAGAAATACAATTGGCATTAGACAAACTGAATAGTCGTAAGTACCGCGCTCATAAAGAGCGTGTGTTCTTGCGTGATGGTCGGATGTGCAGATATTGTGGATCAGATGAGAACTTACAGATTGATCATATAATTTCTCGTAAGCGAGGGGGCACACATGACCTCGAAAACTTACAGGTCTTATGCCGCGATTGTAACCTGCGTAAATCGAGCAAGGAAGAGGGTGTTTTTTTAGCAGGGAGGGCTACAGATCGGAAGAGC